AAATTATCAGGTTTTAATTCTAAACCACCAGATAAACCAGTAGTAGAAATCAATTGAGATGGATAAGAATTTTTCATACCTTCAACAGTAATCTTGGAATCAATAACTGTTCCAGATGGTAAAGAAGATATGGAATATGTAAATGGTACAGCAGTTGCTGTAGGGTTTGTTGATACAGAGATTCTTGCAGATGAAGGGGTTTCTGTTACAGAAGAATGAGTAAGATTATCAGAAGATAATATATCATTAGTTGTTCTTGGTACAGTTACCTCTCCATTACAATATGAACATGCATCTACCTTAGATTTCAGAGATACTAAGGCAGATGCAAGTTTATCTAAAGTTTGGCTTATAGAGTCACCTTGTTCTACACCTATTTCAGGATAAGAACCACCAGTATATGAAACACACTGGTCTGAAATTATTTCAAAACATTTTGGACTACAACCTTTCATTAACAGCCTAGTGGTATGTTATTAATAGTAATGTCTATTGTTTCACTTAAATCATTCATACAAGTAAACTTAACATACACATTAGAGAAATCATTACATCCAACATTGAATACTGTAAATCCTCCAGGAGCAAGAACACCTAAGTTGATAGTTGAACCACCATCTATAATTGCTTCTGCTTTTACTGAATTTGTATTACCGGTATTTGTTACATTAAGTTTGTAAATATAACCACCTGCACATGCACCAGATACTATTCTTGTTTTACAAACATCTGGTTGTGTTGTTAAAGTACATGTTGGAGCAGTAGAACATGGAGCACAAATGTAAAGTGTACATGGTACTGGATCACCAATGGTTACTTGTTTTGGATAAGTAATTTCTAATCTATGTTGTAAGCCAGGATACTGACAAACAAATGGTAATGTTGCACCTGCACCTAATGCCACCTGATTTGAAGTTCCAATTACAGTTCCTGTTTGACAATCTGCATCATCTATTGCTACAATTCTTGCTTGAACATTAATTAAAGAGTTATTAGTAATGTTTAAGTTACAATCTCCAACTATGTTAAAGTCAGCTGCAGTAAGAGGACAATCTGGTGAACCAGAACCTCCACCTCCACCTGGAGTTGTACAATCAGGAACAGCTACTGCTATACAAGTAGACATACATAATCCACCATCAGTAATTTTTACATAATAGTTTCCGCCAACTGGTTCTGTATCTCCAGAAGCAATAAATCTAGAAAATGGAATACCTTTCAAAGCTGAGAAGGAATCAATTAAGGCAGTTGATTGACAAGTATTTCCACCAGCAAAACTTCCTTTATATATATAACCATCCAATGATGGCGAAGCACCTTCTCCTCCATTAATAGAGTTAAACTTAATTAAATGTCCAGTTCCTGCACCAGGATCATCGCATATAATACCTTCAATATCTGTAATAATTGGATTAGAACAAATACAATTAATAGTTACTATCTCAGTATCTTTACATCCTCTAGAATCTACAACTTCAATGGTATAAGGACCATCTGGTAAACCTTGGAAATAATAAAGATCTCTGAATTGTGGATCCTGTCCTAAAGAAACAATATAGGGTGAAGCAGTTGGACCTGCAACAAGGAATTCTCCTGTTTGTCCATTTACTATAATGCCTCCTCCAGATTTAATATAAATTGTATAAGGAGCAACAGCATTGTTTACCCAGAAATTATATTGTATAGGAGCACAGTTTCCAGAAGTAGTAATTGTTAAATCCACAGCTGGGCTACATTGTGCTTGTTTATTTAATAAATAAGAGATTGATTTTGTACAGGCTGGATTCTGAGAATCTGTAATATCTATAGTGTATGTTGTTCCAGATATCAAAGAAGCAGCATTGAATGATGTATTAGTTGTAACGTTACTGTTAGTAGCTATTACAGTCATACCTTGTTTTAATGTAACAGTATATGGTGATACAGATCCACTAATTCCAGTTATAGATAAAGTTTCTACTACTGGAGGTCCAGGTACATAAGTATAATTAATTACAGCATTAATAGCAGTAGTAGAGCAATTGTTAACACTAAATGTTCCAACTGATATACAACCATTATTATCTGTTGCAGTTACAGAGTAATTACCATTTGTTAAAGTGATAGCATAATTATAGTTAGCACTTTGATTCATTGATAATATCTGAGTAGTAGCATCTGGTTTTGTTAATACATAGTCATATTGTTGTCCAGTTACTGCATTGTTAACTTGCATTGACAATGTTCCTGGTGTATATATTACTGTCATAGTACCTTCTGCTCCATTACAACAATTATAAGTTACAGTTTTAGATGCAGTACATCCTGCACAATTAGTATCAATAATATATGTTCCAGTGATTACTCCTGTAAATGTTGCAACTCCAGTTAAATCTGTTACAGAAACTAATATTGGAATATGTGCTGAGTTATTTAATGTAACATTACAGCCAGGAATTCCAGTATTTACTGTTAACAAATTAGTAGTACAACTATGAGTAATAGATGGATTAAGTGCACTTGAAGTGACTTCTTCATCAATTTTACAAACTGCATCATGGTTGTGTTCAAGAGTTACTCTTGTAATTGCACCAGTAGTAGTATAAGATCTACCAATGATTTCTCCAGGAGCTGAAAAGATTAAATTATCTACAACAGTATTTCCTAAATCATCATATACAGTAAGTTTAAATTCAACTTGATAAGAACCTAAATTACCAAAACATTTAATTCCAGGATCAGTACAAGTTAAAAGACTATTGATATCACAAGGATCAAAAATGTTGGTAACAATTAATGTCTTACCACAATTTAATACTTGATATTCAAATGTCATAGGATCAGGACAGAATACAGCTTTAACTTCATTACTAGAAGTTTTACAACCACAATCTGTTGTTACCTTATACCATCTATTTGAACATAAACCATCAGAACAATCTGTAATTGTATCTTCCCAGGTATTATCTCCTGTTTTAGTAGCATAGATATATCTGAATTCAGTATCTGCTCCAACAAAATTGGAACCAGAAGCTCTATACCATCTGAAAACTGGATTTCTACATCCACCAGTTTCCATAACAAAACTGTTTGTATCATTTACTGAAGGGGTAGTTGTGTAACTTCTTACAGTTGCAGGATCTCCTTCTAATGTATAAATACAACCATTGTTATGTCCTAAGTTTGAAAGTTGATCCAAAGTAATTTTAATACTTTGAATTTTCATTTTAGGATAAGTCTTAATATTAGGAATGTTAATATAGTTATATAGATTAGAGGATTGATTTACAAAACTGTAATCTACAAACTGAGTATCAGTTCCTTGAGTAATAGTATTATCAGAATTAGTTTTAGTATAAGCTACTTCACTCTTTAATCTGATAGAACCTCCTTGGAAAAAATCATTAATGATAGTATTTCCAAGTTCAGCACCATCTCTGAACATTCTAATCTGATATCTATATCTATTTGCGTCTACTGAAACACCATTAATAGTCATTGCTACTGGTGTTTTTTCAACTATAGTTAGTTTTAATTCTAATTCTTCACAAGTACAACATCTATCTTGAATAAGAGTTGCTTTTAAATCACAAGCTGCATCAAGTTTAGTTAATGTGAAAATATCATTACATTCTTTATCAGTTCCCTGACAAGTTCCTGATTTACACTCACAATCATCCAATGTACAATCTTCACAAGAGAAGTTAGAGCAATTTACACATTTTCCATTATAACAAGTACAACCTGGACCGCAATCATAAGATGATACACAATCACCAGAACATGGAGAATCTTTTAAACAAACATTGTTATTACAAAGACATCCTAATGCTCCAGGACATTCATCACAAGTAAGAATATCACAAGATACACAATTACCATTTAAGCAACCACAACCAGGACCACAATCAGCACCATTTTCACATGGACCTTTACATGGATCTGATTTACATTGTGAACCATAACATCTACATCCATCTGCTAAAAAACAATTATTTTCAGAACAGGATAAATGTTCACAAGGTACACACTGGTTATTTAAACAACCACAACCTGGTCCACAATCTGCTCCTGTTGCACAAGGTGCATTACAAACATTTGGTACACAATTATTATTTACGCAGATACAACCATCTTTACATGGAATATCATCTGCACATGATCCTGAACAATCTTGACAAATACAAGTTGTTGAATTATATCTTATACAAGCTGCAGATCTTGAACATGTTGGTTCATTACAATCACAAGTAGGAACACAATCATCATTTACACAGATGAAACCATCTGGACAAATTCTTGGTTGACATTCTCCACCAGCACATACTTCACATATTGGACAATCTGTATCTCTTACACATTTTGGTTCTGGTTCACAGTTTTGTATTTGTGGATTCCATCTAAAACCTGGACAACAATCACAAGCTACACCATTGCAACAATTTTTACCATCTGTTCTACCATAACAATCACCTGATCCTTGACACTCTACACAAAATCCTGTAACTGGATCACATACTCCTGATGGGCATACTTTTGGTACACATGCACCTCCAATACAAACTTCACATGCAGAACAATTATTATCTGTTAAACAGTTTACACAATCACCATGACTATTTACATATGGTAAACCAACAGGACATTGACATTTACCATTAATACAAATTTTATTTGCAGCACAATCATCTGATGTTACACAGTCAATACATTGACCATTGATACAATTACCATCACATAAATCTGTACAAATACCATTTACACAAGTCTGACATGAATCACAATCTTGTGAAGTAGAACATGGACATATCTCAAATGGTTTTGATGGACATGACCCACAATCTTCACAAATAATTTCACCTTTTACACAAGCTGAAATATCATCTGGAACTTTAATAGTTATACAACCAGTACCTCTATCTGGACAAGGAATTGCCTGACCAGAGCCAGTTATCCAAACTACTTTTGGATTAGAACAAGGAAGATCCCCGTTCTTTATATTTTTTATACAGTAGGTGTACTGCTTCATAAGTTATAGGAATTTAAATATTCTTTTACTTCAGGTTTAAAATTCAAAAGTTCACAAGCATTAGATGAGACTTCTGTAAACTTCAAATCACAAAGATTATAAGATCTTTGTGATGTTATTAAATGTGGTTTATCATCAATGATATCTAACCTCAATTTGTTTCCATATACATCTGCAATTATTGAGTGGTTCAATTTACAGTCTAATAATGATAAATATTTTTTATAAGAAAGATCACAAGAAGTATCAGTTACTAATTTTTTATAATTAATCTTACAAACTTCTTCTGTTTTTTGAAAATCAAAAGTTAAATTACAGCTATCTGTTTTTATATCTACGTTTGCAGTTAAATCACAAACTTTAGCATAAACAGAAATTGCTGATATTATATTACAAGAAATGTTATTTGAAATTAACTCAAAAGTTATATCACATATATCTTCTTGTCTTGTTATTTCTACATCCATGTGTAGTTCTCCACAAACTTGATATGCTGCTTTTTCCCATTTTCCTCTTGCTACACAATAAGGATTGTAGAGAATCCATCCAAGATTTTCTTCAACGGTAACATCTTTTCTGCACTCGGTGGAGCAGTCCTTACCTATTAATTTAGAAATCTTAGAAACTAGTTTATCTATTTTACAAGAACACAAACAAGGTATTTGATCATGGAGTAGCGAAATCCTAAAAGACTCTAATACCTTTTTATAAGAAGTTAATCTTACAATGAATTCTTCTACGTTATCCTTACTTTTATATCCATAGAGAAAATTTGCAATTCTACTTTTAGAATATAAATTAATCTCTTTATCTATATTATTTATTATTGATACTATACTAGCATTTGTAAAGACTTTACAGCAAGTATTATCAGAAGAACAATTCCCCAAATTGCAACAACTTTTGTGTTTTTGCATTTGCACATTAATAAATTGTTATCGTACAACTAGCTCCAAAGCTTACACCAGCAAAAGTATCATAACAAAAAGCCATATATTGATCTCCTGTTACTAATGGTATAGAAAGACCAACAGTTACTATAGGAGCAACAGCAGGTCCCAGTACAATAACTGGCACAGCCACCCCATTTTTATAAATATGATAATTAGTCCCAAGAACATTGAAAACTCTTTGGTCCATTCTAACTTCTCGGATAAATTTACCGTTATGACTTTTTGGTACGATATAACTATCTCCCTGTGGAGTACCAATAGGAGTAGCTGGAGGCGAAAACTCCATTCCAATAGTAGTTAAATGCACTTCAATTTCTTTTGAATGAATTTGAGCAATTACCCAAGTCAATCCAGTAAATCTCCACCAGACAAATACATTTGCATACTCTTCCTGAATTACAGAATTAGTAGCTTTTGCCCCTGGAAACGGATCTGAAGATGGTGCAACTGGAGGTAATGTGTAAGAATATATTGCAGCAGTGTTAGAAACAAATCTTGTATGAGCATCTTTGATATCAAAAGCATGTGCCCAAGTACCAGCAGTTCTATACCAAACCCTAACTAAATCATCATATGATCTAATTAAAGTTGCATCATCACTAGCAGTTGGAGCAGCTGGAGGAGTTGCAGTAATAGCTGGAGCATTACCAGCTACTACATCTGCAAAACTCATTCCATATACTTTTATATCACCTCCAATGTCAAAATAACCTGTGTTTAAAACTTTATAAGTAGCTTCATTGCTAACATCAGTTATAATAACACTATTATTGGCTGTAGATAATTCTAATTGTTTACTTATTCGTGTACGTGGCATAATTAAATTTTATAAAAAAATAAATTCTTATAATATTATCTAAAAGAGTCAACAGCTACTGAACCAAAGTATTGAGCTCCAGGAGAAGGTCCAAAGGCAGTAACAAAAGTTATAACTGCTCCTGCAATTGACCATTCAGTTGTAATTGGTGCTCTTTCTCCATTAATATAAACATGAACAGGAGTTCCAGCTAAAGGTACTCCTGATAAAGTAACAGTTGTATCACCATTTCCTGGGGTAAAATATTCAGTTACTGGTAATACTGCAACACCAGTATCATTATGAGCAACGTTTCCAGCTGTCGCAGAAAACAAGACATCTGCAGAAAGAGTACTTCCTGTAATTGTTAAATCAACTGTATCTGTATCTGAAACTGCAGTAATAAAAGGAGTAGTGTTTACCCAGTTTGTACCATTGTAGGTTAAAGCTTGACCAGCAGCTGGTGCAGTTAAAACTACATCAGATAAACAATCAATTGAAAAATTACCTAACCAAGTACAACCAGAAACATCTTCCCAGTTACCTGCATTAAATTGTAATATATTTGTATTTGCAACACCAGTTGTATCAACATCAGTAAGATCATTTAATACAGCTGACCATGCAATTGTAATAGTATCAGTTGCTAAAGTACCAGTAGTAGTAATATTTCCAGTACCAACAATATTTAAAGTATCAGTACCTATTACTACGTTTGGATTTGTACCAGCATTACCTGCAACAGTAAATGCTGAAACAGCAGTAGTTGACCAAGTTGGTATACCACCAGCTACTGTCAATACTTGTCCTGCAGAACCTATGCCTAAGTTGATCCATGATCCACCACTAAGATAAAGCATAGAACCAAGTGCAGAACCTGCTGTGTTAACATCTCCAAGACAATCAATAGAGAAGTTTCCAAGCCAAGTACAACCATTTGTGTCTACCCAATCAGTACCATCAAATGCTAAGATTTCATTTAAAGCAGCTGCTGTAATATTTACATCAGAGTTATTGTTTAATGAACCATCATAGTTGATAGTTAAATTATCAGTTGCAGATGTTACAGTTGCAATACCATTACCACCAATAAAAGTAACAATGTTACCATCACCAATAGTTTGGTTTGCACCAGCATCTCCTGCTAAAGTCCAGGAAGTAAATCCACCACCTGGAGTTGTAGCAACAAAGTTAGTACCATCCCAAGCTAGATAATCTCCAACACCAACACCAGTAGTGTCAACATCAGATAAACAATCTACACTAAAATTTCCTAACCATGTACAACCATTGGTATCAACCCAGTTTGCACCATTATATACTAAGATTTCATTAGCAGCTGCAGCTGTAATAACTACATCAGTTAAGTCATTTATTGCTGCATTTAAAGCAACAGTTACACTATCTGCACCAGCATTGCCTGTAGTTGTTATACCTACACCAGCTAATATAGAAAGAGTATCTGTACCTATAAGAATTGATGGATTTGTACCTGCAGAAGCTGCTACAGTAAAAGAAGTTGCAGCTGCATTTTGCCAAGTAGGAATACCACCTGAAACAGTTAATATTTGATTAGCTGCTCCAATTGCAAAATCTACCCAGTTGGTACCATCAAAATATAACATTGCACCATTTGCTGCACCAGCTGTATCTACATCTGATAAATCAGAAATAGCACCTGTCCAATCAATTGTTACAATATCAGAAGCAGACATTGTGGTAGTAATATTAGTACCGCCTGCAATATTGAGAGTGTCTAAGTTTAAAATTGTTTGTGCTGGACCACCATCTGCAGAAACTGTAAATTGAGAAAAGGATCCTATTGGGGATACTCTAACCCAGTTTGCAGCATAAGTACCATTTGATGGAGAGTTAACTATAGCAATCAAAAGATCACCAATAGAAAAAGACTGCCCATCTACAACACCAGCAGTAGTTGTATTAAACCAGTCAGCAGCTATAATACCACCACCGCCTGGGAATACACCTAATGAAGCATCAAAAGTTGTTTGGTATTCACCAAACTGTAATGGATCTGCGTTAATCCAGTTTGTACCATCAAATTGTAAGTTTTGACCAACTGTTGGAGCAGGAGCAACGACATTAGATAAATCATCTAATACTGCATTTAAAGATACTGTAATAGTATCTGCACCAGAGTTTCCAAGAGTATCAATACCTAAACCTCCCAAAATAGAGAGAGTATCAGTACCAATTAAAATTGATGGGTTAGTTCCTGCATCACCTGCTACAGTGAAGGAACTAGGAACAGTTGTCCAAGCTGGAGAACCAGCGACTACTGTTAAAAGATCACCATTTGCACCTGGACCAAGATAACGTTGTCTATTTAAGGCATCTGTTATTACAATTGAACCTGGAACTAATGAGAGTTCTGTCTGTTGTGAAATATTTATGCGTGGCATTTATATGGGTTTTTTATGGTATCCAATAATGAGCTGTTACACCTTCTAGTCCTAAACCTCCCATTGTAGTTGAAAATGGAGTAACAAATGTGATTAAAGAACCAGCAATTATCCATTCAATTTGTGGAAGTTCTAGACCATTTCTATAAACAAATACCTGAGTACCTGGAATAGGAATAGCTGAAAGATTAACAGAAGTGTTTCCTACTATTAAATTTAAGAAATCCTCTTTTATTAGCTGATTAGTAGGGAAAGTAGTAAAAAGAGGGTTAATGGTAACAGTTGCAGGACCAGAAGCTTGATAAGAACCTCCTCCTGGACAATTTGTACACCATATATTATATTGAAAAGATCCAACTAAAGTAGGATCAATCAATGAAGCTGAATATTCTCCTGTAAGTTGAGAATATGTATTAATTACAACATTAGTTTCTGATCCAGCTATAATTATCCACTCTGTTGTACAATGTGTACAAGGAGTATCATTTGTAGCCATATTCCCACAAAGACAGGAATTTGGATCATCTACAGCACCTGCTGCAGGAGGACAAGTAGTAGTGTTAACTACTTCTTGAATTAAGTTATCTGAGTTATCTGGATCAATTGTTGAACCAAATACTTGTGCAGTATTTGTAAAAGGAGCAAGGTTAATATCTGTAACAACTGTAGTTAAATACATTGTTACAGTTTCATTAACTGCAAGATTACCTATTGTCCAAACTTGAGTTCCAGAATTATAAGACCCTTTGGATACTATTGCAGATACATAAGACATTCCAGCTGGAAGTGTCTCCTGCACAAATACTCCATTATTAGGATTGGGTCCTTGATTAGTAACCTTAATAGTCCAGGTTACTTGATTTCCATTTGATGTTACGAAAGCTGGTGAGGGCATATTATTTAATTAGAGATTACTAATCCACCACTTGAATTATATGATGTTGCAGATTTGGTAACATTTAGATCAGAAGATCCTGGAGCACAAAGTCCTGTACAAGGTTGACATACTTGACCAGCAGGACAAGTTATACCTTTACACATATTTTGAATATAAATTACAACAGAACCATAATCTGATTTACCAGTACAACCATCACAAGATGCATGGAAAACTATTTCAACTCTTTCTCCACCAATAGCAGAGTTAGATGTTTGAAATACTAAACCACCAGCATCAATAGATACTACTGAAATTAAACTTGGATCTGATATAGAATATACTGAAAATGTAGGAATATTTGTGCAGTTATATTGGAAGCAAGTAAATGAAACACTTCCAACTTGTCCACAAGGACCAACTGAATTACATTCTTCTACTACAATGTTACCTAGTCTCATGCAGGTAGAAGTGGTACATGTTGTACAAGGAGTACAACTATATATACAGGAACATGGATTATTTTGCTGGTAGCAGGGCATTAGCAGTCACAATTTAGGTTATCTAATAACTTTTTTGCAAACTTATATTCTTTGTTTGCCTCTGTAAAATTTCCAATATTTGCTTGAGAATGTATTGCAGAAATATGTGATTCTATTTCTTTTATGTTTTCCCAATCTTCATCTGAAGAAGCTTTTATTACAAGACTATCTTTTCTACATTCTAATTTACAAGTAATTGCTTTTGATTTTGTAATTATATCCTGACAATTATCTATTTTAAAACAATAGACTCCATCAGTTATACACAAACCAGGAATAGAATATAAATGCTCACTAGTTATCTTATTTGCTTGATCAGTTTTAATAGTTAATATTGCTTTTTGACCATCTGGAGATGTTACTTCAACATTATAACTTTCTGGTATCACATACTGCTCCTCTGTCATCCACTCTGATAAATCTGTATAGATTAGTGAATAACAAGAGTAAACATTTAGATTGAAATCATAGTTGTTGTTTCTTATACAAGAACACTTAGGCATATAAAGCTCTTGCAGCATCAAATTGAGCAACTGTACCAGTTGTCCAGACACCATTTTCAAACCAACCAACCATTACAGTGCCTGTAGCAATGTCTTCAATATATAAACCCTTGGTGCAACAATCTAATTTGCAACAAGAGTTTACAGGAGAAGCTTCAATGGCATCCACAGACTTTCTTTCTCCATTTTCAATAGAGTAAGCGTAGCCTTTTGCAAAATGTACTTTCATTGATTATATATTTAGAAGAAAAAAGGGGAGAACCTCCCCTTCTCCCCATTTTTATTAAAGAATGTATCCGTTAGAATCTGGATAACGTACTGGAGCTTCAATTTGATCTTGATCTGAAGCACAAGTAACAGTTGCCTTTACAATTGGATTATTTGCAGTTATGTATGCATTAATTAATGCTTCAAAATCTGCCCTAGTCACAGCATCCTGTGTAGGAATTAATACAATAGTAGTTCCTCTTGTTGCATGTGGTACCCCTCTTACTCCAGGATCAGTGTGTGGTAATGTATGAGCAATAGCATAAGAACAGACAGTATCTGAACATCTGATATTACCAATTCCACCACTTCTTCCTCTTTCTAAAGGATATCCAGCTGCACCATATCCACGATGCTCATATGCATCATGATCTCTTCCACTACCTCCATTTTCACTCATGTAATCTTTTACAATCCAATCATAACCTAAATTTTCAGGAAGGATTGAAGGTTGTACTTGACGTACATATGTAGATCCACAAGAAAAACCTTTGGATGGGAATACTGCAATTTCACGATTTTTCATCCATACTGGATTTAAATCTGGTCTACAGTTATCACATGGCAATTCAATTGCATCTGCTATAATTCTAATACCACAAGAGAATGTTGCAGTTGGTGCTACATCACAATTTTTACAATTGTGCTCTAAAGTAATAGGATTAGTTGCAGGATCAAAAGGATTATAGTTTTCACAAGGTACTAGACCTGTAATTGCAAAATCATTAAAGCAAGTATTAACTTCTAAACGGTAAGGACAACAAGATCCAGTACCATGAGTAATAGTTGCACTACCATTACCATTTAATGCAGTATTGATTTGTCTAACAACTGATTGCAATTGATATACTAATGTTTCTGCAGGATTAAGTGGATTAGTAGTAAAAGTTAAAGGTACAACTTGTGCACCAGCTACTGCATCAGTCCAGGTAATTTGATTAATCAATGTACCTGTAGAAATACAACTTCCAGTACAAGCATCAGCCAATGGGTTAATACAATATACTTTAGTTGTAGGATTCAAAGCAGTTGAAGGATTTGCTCCACCATATAATACATGGGCAGTAAAACCTTTACTTTCTTGACGTTTACGTGATGGTAAAAAAGTAGAACCTTTTAAGAAATTACTTCTTTCTTCATTAATTGACTTAACCAATGCACAAGATAATTGATGACAATCAATACCATTTGTGCAAGTAGAACAAGCACAACAATCAGTACCTACAGTGTAGGTATAAGTTGCTGGTTTATTATATGGATAAGTATTTTGTGTAGTATCATCAGATACTGTAATAGAAATTGTGAATTCATCATTACATGAAACACAATTATAAAGTAAATCCCAAACTGGGGTTACTCCACAACGTGATCCTTCAGATGTAACTGCTTGAATATAATTTCCGTAGATCTCATCTCCAAAACAAGATCTAATATTTTTTTCATCTACGCCTACTGAGATTACAATTCTATCATTGGTTGCAGGAGTTGCACCTACACCGAGAGAAAGTAATGTCACTGGATTCCAGACTGCTAATTGGCCAGGTGCCAAATTGGAATATCCATCAGTAGAAAATACTGGTAGCCCAGCAGGATAAACTGGTAGATTTCCGCTAGAGGCTAAGATGTTTTCTCTAGAAATTCTTGACATAATTTAAATTTATAATTAATTAATACTTAGGTTAAAAATATTTTATCAACAGCTAAAAGCTCTTGCATTTGTGATTGAAATTCTTGAATATCTCCCATATCATTTAGGGTCATAACTGCAGCTAGTTTAGCTACTCTCAACCATAAAGAAGTAGAATCTATTTCAAAATTCTGATCTTTATTAATCATTACTCCTTCTGAATTTACATAACTCCCATTTGGAGTTAAAGAAGGCGTAGCAATATGTTCTATTTTTCTCAAATATTCAATCTCTAATTCTTTTGGATTAAAATCACAATTATGATAAAGAATAAGATAATCTCCCATTTCTTTTCCAAAAAGTCTTTCCCATTCAAAGGATGGTTTCCAAAAAGGATCTTTTAAAGCTTTGTTGATATCAGAAGTTTGTAATATCTGTAAGTCTATGAATTTCTCACAAGTTCCTTTACATACATGACCTCTAGCTCTTAATAACTTATAATATTCTTCTGGTAATGCAACTCTTGATTTATTTTCATCAATTTTTTCAACTTCTAAAGTTTCAGATTCTTGAAGTTTTCTTAAATGATTTCTTATTAAATCAGTAGTTTCAAATTTTATTACTAAGTTCTCATATATTAAATCAATTGCAGCATTTAGATAAGCATCTCCATCAACAATTGATATGGCTTTAGCATAAGAAGAATTTCTTCTATTAAGATGTCTCCTGTACTCCTCCTGGAGCTTTACTGCTTTTACCATTTAATACATCATCTAATCTTAGTAATAGTTTTGAATTATCTGGATTAGATAAGTAATCTTCAAGTTGAGCATTAGTTTTACCCACTGGAGACCCAAATAAAATCCAACCATCTGCTTGTTTTTTTAGAACACCTGTAGATTTTGCTTTTGCTATCCTATGTTTAAGATTTAAATCTTCAGTTTTTAACTCACAGAATGTAATGAACAAATCTTGTCTTGACATATTTATATCAGGGAGTTTTGTTAAATCTTCAGAAGCTTTAAACAAAACATCTTCTACAACATCAATATCTACATTTTCATTTGGGATTAAATTCATTGCCATTGCAATCTTAATCTTCTTTTCACCAGTTAGACTTTCATAAAGTTTCATAACTTTAAGTTTGTTATCTCTAACTTGACGTTTAATCTTGACATCTATTGCTCTATCAACAATAACATATCTTGATCCAGCATTCATCAAAGGGTTATCTTCACCAGCAACTTGAAATAGTGGATGGAGTTTCAAACCTCTAAGAACTAAATCTTGTAAAGGAAATGATTTATCAATTAAAACTTCTCCTTCACTTGCTGTAATCTTGAATAACCTATGATTGAAAAATTTATCATTGTAATCATAGATATCTGCTTTTACAATATAGTCTCCAGCATTTTTATGTGGTTTTTCATATTGTAATTTACATTTTTCAACAAGATCATTTAAATCTTGACAATTTTCAGGAAATCCATCTAGTAACCATTTACGTTTTAAATGACTCCAAGGTACTCTGAACATTTGTTTAGACTTAGGGAATCTCTCAGAAATGAATTCAGTTTTCTTTTCTGATATCTGATTCCCATCTTTATCATTCTCAGTATACACTGTTTGCATTGAACCAGTTGAAGCAAATTTTCTACTTCCTGGTTTTGCTTTAATAGTAACAAGTTCTCCCATTTTTTATTTTATTTTTAATTTAAATACAAGTGGGGACTTAATTTAAATTAAACAATATTCATCGAGAATATACAAGTAAGACTGACATCCTTGATCCTCAAACCATAACTATCAGTATGATATAGATTATAAGATCTTGCAGGGTGAGTTGCAGTGAAACCTGACATTCCTGTTCTTCCATTAATTGGACCAGCAGGTGACCAAGTACCACAGATGTAAGTAAATACTTCGTGATTTTTACGTTTTATTAATTCAATGTTTGCACCATCTCCTGATCCCATACCATAATCTAATATGATAAAGTCATAAGAAGATACTGGTAAACCTGTTTCTGGATGTAATACTCCACCATTTAAGTAAGTAGAATCCAAAATAGGCCAGTGTTCAACTCTAATATTACCCCAAGGGAATATTTGATAATCATTGAAATATGGATTTTTCATTGATAATGAAGGTCCAGAATTAGCACCATGAGATGCACCTTTACCTACATAATCTTCATATTTTGGAACAATTGCAGATTCAGAGAATTCTTCTCTTACCCATTTATTCCAAAGAGTAAGTCCACCTTGACCAGTGTAAACAACAATTTGTCTATCACCTGGGGAAACTCTATCAAACCATACTGATTGAAGATATTCAACAAACATAGAAATAGAACCTCCATTCATTGGATAAGGTATAATATTTCCATCTTGTAAGAACTCCATCAATCCAGGACCAACTCTACGGTGTTTACCTGAAGTTGGATCTATGATATTTTTACCAGCAGATCTTCCGTAGAACAATCCAAGTTCTTTTTCCCACTTAGCTTGTGCTAAGAATTCTGCTTCAATATAAGAAATGATCTGAGAAGGATAATCTTTAATTTCTTTACCCTTATCATCACAGAAAGTCATTTTAAGATTTAACTCATGTGCTTTATTAGTTACTTCTACAGTTTTACCATAGTCAGTAATTGAAGCCATGAATTCAATCCATGATCCACCATAAAACTGAGTGGAACCATATCCAGATGATGCTTCACCATATACAGCATCTAATTTAATCCAGTTAATTCTAGGTTCTAAAAGATCTGGTGGGAAATAAGATGTTTTATCTTTATCTACAAGTTGTACATTATATATATAACCAGTACCATCAGATACAGGTAAACCTTTTATAACAACTTGAACATCTTTACGAATATCTGGAGCTAACCTATCACCTTCTACAAACCAATCTGTATTAAGTTTAATAGGAAATTCTGTAGTTTGGATACCAGGAGTAGCAACTCCAGGCATTAAATTTTCAAGAGCTTGAGCTTTGATTTCTCCTGTACCTTTTAGTCTCCATTTAAACTCATCTGTATCAATCATTCTGACACGTCCATTTCCTTGAAGCCAATCTTGGAGAGGAGTTCTTTTTTCAACTAAAGAAGGTGAACTTTCTGCAAGATAACGCAGAACAGGTTCTGTTAGATCAGTCCAGGGTTGGACTTTATTATACGTTCTTAATAGAACGTTTTCTGAAGCATAATTTGCCCAGTTTAAATGTTTTGTTGATTCTTCGTGAATCTTAAATTGTGAAACTAATGGTCTCATAGTTAATTAATTAGCGTTTTAGGCTATTTACTAAATTATCAAAATTTGATTTCCGTTCTTCTTTTTTAACAGGTTTGGATCTATTTAATACTGACATTAAGTTTTCAGACTCTTCTTCTCTACCTTCTTCTTTAGCAAAGTCAAAACTTGAGCCCTTTAACATCCATAAAGCCATACCTAAAATCTTTTCTCTGTTTGAATTCAATTCATTTTGTAAAACTTGAAACTTAGTAGCTCTAACTCTTACATCTTTTCCTGATTGATCTTTAACAGATACTATTTCTGTAGGCGTGAATAGCATGTCATACAAATCTCTTTGATCCTTTTTAGAAACTTTTACTCCAGAGATTTCTCCTTTAGAGATAATCTTTTTAACATCAGTTACATATTCATCATACTGTTGTTGCTCATACTGTTTTTGTTCAAGTTGAGCTCTTTTGTAGTTTTCTAAATAATCATTTTCAGCTTTCTGAAATGATTTTAAAGCAGTTTCTGCTCTTTTTCTCCCATTACCTTTATCTAATATATTAGATACAAGGTCTTCAATTTCTTCTTCTGGCAATCCTTTTTGTCTATATTCCTGGGTAATTAAGATCTTCTGATCTTCTTCCTCATCAGGATTTAATACTAAAAGATCCTTATACTGCATTGCACTTTTCACAGCTTGAGGATCACCGCCTTCTAATAGAAATTTGACATATTTTTCAGCTTCACCAGCAGTGGCTGAGAGTTTGTCAATCTCATCTTGAATTCTTAATTCTGAATTCTTATTATATAGTTTCCGCAAAGTAGCGGTATCTAAGTCTTTTGGAATAGCTTTTTCATCAAGTTCAAAGAGTCCTTCTTTAATTTCAAAGAGGGCAATTCTAGCAGCTTCTGAATAATCCTTATACGGATCATCATCTTCTACTACTTCTTCTTCAACTTCTTCTTCTTGATTTTCTACTACTGGAGCATCTTCTTTGATTAATTTATCATCAATGACCTCATCTTGGGTAGTATCCTCATCTTCTTGAATTTCTCCCAGGTTTACACTAAACGCAGGAGGAACTGAATAAAACTTTTCTTCTGGCATACAAAAATACGTTTATAAATTTTTACTAAAAAATAATTAATGGTTTTAATAGAAAAAAAAATCGCAGAACTATAGCTATTTATTATTGGAAGTTTTCTGAATTCTCTTAATTTGTAGCTCTTTTTCCTTAATTTCCATTTCTTTCTGTAGTTTTTTCATTTGGAATTCCTTATCAGCTTTAGCTTTTTCTAAGTCAATTTTGACTTTATCATCTAAACCTTTAGCCTTAATTTCCAAATCTATTCTCTTTAATTCTATCTCATTAAGCTTTAACTCATAATCTTTTTCCATTTTATAAGTATCAAACTCAATTCTCATTTGTTCAAGTTCTATCTTATCTGCTATCTCATTTCTATTAATATCTTCTTGTTGAGCAAACCTAGTACTCTCAACTTCTGATTGTTTCTCTCTAGACTGTAACTCATTTGCTTGCTTTAACAACTCAAAGTCTTGTTGCATCTTCTGTAATTGTTGTTGCATCTGAGCTTGTTGCTGCATTTGTTCTTGTTCAGCTTGTTGAGCTTCTTGTCTCATCTTAGCATTTCTCTCTTCTGCATTCTCGGCAATATTCATAATATCTGCTCCAGATTTAGCCCATTGTAATCTAATAAGCTCTGGAAAAGATATTAATCCATTCTGAATCATAGCCTGAGCTTGTTGTTTAACTTGTAAGATGTTTTCAAAGTCTTGAGAAGAGTTTCTTACTTTTACTCCTAAATCTAATCTATTAATCATCTCCCAGTCTAACTCTAATTCTGCAATAGACATATCATCTAGTATATAAGACCTCATTGGTCCATTTTCTTTAAATGCTATTCTTGCACAATTAATTAATGAGTTTAATAAGTTTTCAACAATCTTATTATGCATATTATATATGTCATAAGTCTGATATGATGACTGTACAATGTTCTGTTGATTGTTAGAAACAGATACAGAAGTAGCTTGCATACCCAATCTTGATGGATTATAAGACATAGATAAAGATATCTGATTTCTTATAAACTCTAAGTATTGAAGTTTTCCAGCTAAATCATTTACAGTGGAAAGATCTATACCTTTAAAGATTTGAGCATCTGCAGGAGTAACACCTTCTTGTTGGAGATCAACTGGTATAATCTTTCCATACTTAGCCATTAAAATATATTTCTGCCATGACCAATCCTTTGGTTTAGCATGAAAAGAAGTTAGAAATACTTTACCCATATCTGCAGCTTCCATTTCATGTATCTTAGCCATCTGTAAGTTAAACTTATACTGCCAAGGTTTTGCTAAATCCATTGGTGCTACATTCTCAGTATTATTCATTAACTTAGAATATTGAGCTCCAACATATGGAAGTTTTACATCCCAAGGATTATCTACTGATCTATGTTGATATGGAACTGGACCAATATCTAGATATATATCATCGTCTATTTTAATTGCTTGCCAAACTTCTGGTACCCATGCTTCTTTTTGAGAAACATCTCCTTTTAGAGGATTGAAGGTGTAAGATTCATCTACCCAGAAATGTTTCTTCTCACCTTCTGTAACTCTACAAATCCTCTTTAATCTTCTTAAAGCTTTCCAAGTTACATGGGTATATCTTAAATCTCCACCCTTCTTAGAAACAGAATACTCCTGGAACAAACTCTTTAAACCTTCCTGACCATCTCTAGTCATTATGTTAGGAATATTTTCAAGTCTGGATGGTGATCTATATATTTGATCATCAATTACCTTCTCTCCAAAGTCTCCTGAAGCATATGCATCCAGTTTATCTTTAAT